TCAGCGCGCGCCCAACGCCGTCGCCCGCGCCAGCATCCGTGCGATCTGCGTCTCTGACCGCAACAGCCCCTCGGCCCCGCCGTCCACCGTGACGTTCACCGTGACACCAGGCGCTCCGCCCATCGGCTCGATCGTCCCGGCGCCCGCCGGACGGAACACCTCCGGTCCGCGCTCTCCGACCAGATAGGCGCCGCCGCCCAGCACCGGCCCCCCGTCCGCCCGCGCCCCGCCGAAGCCGCCCAGCGCCGCGGCTATCGCCCCGCTCAGCCCGCTGCCGCGCGCGCCCGCCGCCGCATTGACGGCATTCAGCACCGCCCGCGCCAGTTCGGCCAGCGTCACCTCTCCATCCGCCGCCGCCCGCGTCAGCGACCGCGTCAGGCTGGCCCCCGCGCGCCCGAAGGCGTCCTCGATCGAGGCCGCCGCCCGCTCCGCCGGCTCTTTCAGCGCCTCCAGCGCCGCCGCGGCCTCCGCCGCCTTCACCGGCACGGCGTCGACCCCGTCCGGTCTGAAACCATCAGTCATCCGGCCACCTCTCCTGCATCCGCTCCAGTTCGCCGCGCCCCAGCGGCGCGGCCTGAGCCGGCCCCGCCGTCAGCATCCGCCATTCCTTCAGCGACAGCCGCCAGAAGCCCTCCGGCCCCACGCCCATCCGCGCCGACGCCTGCATCATCTCCGCCCATTGACGGTCTTGGGGCGTCATCAGGCGGCCGCCGCAAAAGCCTTCGCCACCGCCTCCGCCGCCTCGCGCGGATCGACCGGCGCCGTCGCCAGCCCGTCCGCCAACACCGCCTCGCCCCCGCCGCGCAGCAAGGCCGCCAGCACCACCATCAGATCGCGCGCCGACAGCGCCTTCATCCGCTCGGCCAGCGCCGCCATCCCGGCGACGCCCAGCCCCGTCTCGATCTCGGCCAGCGCCCCCAGCGTCAGGCACAGCTTCCGCTCCGCCCCCGCCAGCCTCGCCACGACCTCGCCCCGCACACCGTTCACCATCACAGCGCCGAGAACGTCACTTCGCCTGCGCTGGCCAGGCTCAGCGCAAAACTCGCCTCGCCTTCATGCTCCCCGGCGTATTCCAGCGCCGCCACCAGGAACGGCCCCTCCAACACGCCGAAGTCCGGCACGATCAGACGCCACGTCTTCGCCGCCTGCTCGAAGAAGGCCTCGCGGATCAGGGCGTCCGAGGCCGCGTCGCGGAATATCCCCTGCCCCGACACCGCCGCCGACTTCACGCCCGCCCCCGCCAGCAGTTCGCGCCACCGCCCGGCGCTGTCGCTGTCGGTCGCGTCCACCGTCTTGGCGTTCAGCGAGATCGTCCTCGCCCTCAGCCCCGCCACTGTGGTGAAAGCGCCGCCCGCGCCCTCGATCTTCAGCAGGATGTCCTTGCCCCGTTGCGCGCTCATCTCAGATTTCCTCCGTCACGGCTCTCAACCGCATCACCGCCCACGCCCGCTTCAGATCCGCGCTGCGGAACAGGTCCGTAAACGTCACCGCCACGCTGACCGCCTTCACCCCGTCCGCCTCCAGCGGCGCATCGGCGACCCGCGCCCGCACCGCCGCCGCGACGGCCCGCGCCTCCTCCAGCCCCCTGAACCGACTGGCGCACGTCAAGGTCAGCCGCTGCTCCACCCCGCCGCCGTCGGCGTTCAGCGGCCGGCTCTCGCACCGCCCGATCACCAGATGCGGAAACCCCGCCCCGGACGGCGCTTCGTCCCAGACCCGCACCGGATCGCCCAGCAGCGCCTGCAACGCCCCATCACCGCCCAGATGCGCGATCAGCGCCTTCACCAGCGCCCCTTCATGATCCTTCATCGCGCCCGCTCCAGATCCAGCCGCACCCGGCCCGCCGCCTTCGGATCGGCCTCGATCCCGACCACGCCCCAGTCCGCCCCGCCGAAGCGCACGACCAGCCCTTCCTCCAGCCTCGGATCGGCCCGCACCGTGGCGCTCAACGTCTCCACGCCGCGCGTCACGCCCGCTTCCGTTCGCTCGCGCCGCCTGCGCGCGCCCAGCGCCAGCCACAACGACCCGACCGGCTCATAGCTGACCACCTGCCCGCCATAGGGCGTCTGCGCCGCCACCGGCCGCACCAGCGACGCCACCACCTTCATCGCGCCCGCGCTCACAGCCGCACCACGCGATAGGGGGCGAGCCACCCCTCGACCGGCGCCGCACTCATCTCGCCGTCGCCGCGCTCATAGGCGCGCATCACCAGCATCATCACCGCCAGCCTCAGCGGCGCCGCAGAGGTCGACGTCAGGCTCAACCCGACCTCCCCCTCCACCCGCGCCTTGGCGGCGTCGATCAACGTCTGGATCAGCCCGTCCTCCGCCTCATGCTCGACGCGCAGGAACAGCTTCGCCTCCGTGAGGCTCACGGGTGCGCTCATTCAGATCTCCCTATGCTCCATTGCCTTCTCCCCTTGCGGGAGAAGGTGGCCGCCGAAGGCGGACGGATGAGGGGTCTTGCGCCGCGCGACACCCCTCACCCTCCCACCGCTCACGCGGCGGGCCCCTCCCTCTCCCACAAGGGGAGAGGGCGCTCGTTCGTCAGCTCGCCGCGAACTTCATCACCTTGATCGCGTCGAAGTTCTGCACCCCGCCGCCCACGCGCTTGGTCGTGTAGAACAGCACATAGGGCTTGGCCGAATAGGGATCGCGCAGCACCCGCACCCCCGCGCGATCCACGATCAGATAGCCGCGCGCAAAGTCGCCGAACGCGATCGATAGACTGTTCGCCGCCACATCCGGCATCGTCTCGATCTCAGTCACCGGATAGCCCAGCAGACTGGCCGTCTCGCCCGGCCGCGTCGCCGGCGACCAGACATAGTTCCCATCCGCGTCCTTGAACTTCCGCACCGCCGAGACCGTGCGCCGGTTCATCACGAAACGCCCGTTCGGCCGATACTGGGCCTTGGGCGCATAGATCAGGTCGATCAGCTTATCGACCGGACTGGCGCTGGCGAAGGCCCCCGCCGCGCCCGACGCCACCGTGCCGATCTGGCCCCAGGCCTGCGTCCCCTCGGTCGCCGTCGCATAGGCCAGGAAGCCCTTGGGCTTGTTGACCCCGTCGCCGCTGACGAAGGCCGCCGTCTCCTGCGCCGCAAAGGCGTCCTCGACCTCGGCCGCCAGCCATTCGTCCAGGTCGATCAGGGCGTCGTCCAGCAGGCTCTGCGTCGCCGCCGGACAGGCGTAGAGATCCGCCGATGAGAACTCCAGCAGCGCCAGGGTCGCCGGGTCCGTCTCCGGCCGCGCCGCCGTCTCGGCCACCCACCCCGCCTGCACGCCCGCCGTCGACACCGGCTTGCGGAACACGCCCGAGCCGACCGTGCGCACCGTGGCGATCTCGCGCATCGGCGACCCCGCCATCAGGCGTCGCTCAATCGCGCGCTCCGTCTCCGGCGGCACGACATAGCCCGCGGAGTTCGACGCCGACGACAGCCCCGCCTTCAGCTCCAGCCCGTGCGCCTGACCCGACTTCATATAGCCGTCCCACGCCGCCTTGGCCTCCGGCGCCGCGACCACGGCGGGCGGCTCGGCGCCCAGCCCCGAACCACTGAGAATGGGACGGCGGCCCTCGCTCAACACCCGGTCCATGCGCGCCTGCGCCTGAGCCACCGCCTGATCGATGCGCGCCACCTTCTCCTCCAGCAGCGCATCGGCCGAAGCCTTCTTCTCGATCTCGTCCAGACGGGCGTCATTGGCCCCTTTGAACGCCTCGAACGCGGCCATCATCTCATGCATGGCGGCGCGCGCCTCGGGCGTGCCCGAAACGGTCTTGATCTCTTTCATGGTCTCTCCAGAAAAATGCGCGACCGTCCTGCGGCGCGCCGTCAACCGGGCCAGGCCCGGAAGGGTGCGATCCTTCGTGCATCCGGGGAACCGTGCTACGCCGTCCTCGGATCAAGGAATGGATCAATGTTCAAGATCGCCGTCGCCGCCCTGTCAGCGGTTGGGCTCATGTCATGCACGGCGCATGACGCTTCGGCTCAACGCCCCTCCGCCGCCTCGTCGTCAGAGACGCCGCGCCTCTCGCCGGGCCAGGGGCGCCTTTCGGCCTACACCTCGATCAATCTGCGGATGTTCGAGACCCTCGGCGCCTGCGAGCATCTCAATCGCGACGGCGCCGGCGATCAGGCTTTCGCGGCCCACGTCCGCCGCCACGCCCCCACCGCCGATCAGGCCGAACGCCGCGCCCTCCGGGAAGCCTATGACAGAGGCCGCAGCCCCGCCGTCGCCTCGCGCCAGACGCCCGAAACCTGCGCCATCGCCCTGCGCGGCTACGACCAGGAAACGCCTGGCCTGCACGGCCGCCGCGACGACCGCCCTCTCGCGTCGCCCAAGCTCTGAACCATGCAGATCGTCTGCCTGGCCGGCCGCTAGGTCCGCTACGACTTGCGGTTCAGCTTCACCAGGCCGAACCCCACGGCGAAGCCCAACAGCAGGCCTATGGCCATGTTGTCGATCAGCGCGCCCAGGATGATGCCTCCGCACACGCCCAGAACAAAGGTTCCGCCGCTCTTCTTGTCCATCGCCCGCTCCCGCCTTGCGAAGGCCGCATCAGCCTTCGCAGGGCCGAAGTCGTCAATCTGTTTTCGCTCGGAACCGCGCGCCCGGCAGCATCGGAAACGTCACCAGCGACACCTCCCACAACTCCGCCCGGCTCAGCACCCTTAAGCGCCCGTCGCGCCGCGCCTTCATCGCGCGAAAGCCGATCGACAGCCCGTCCAGCGCCCCGGCCCGCGTCAGGGCGGCCGCATAGCGGGCCTCGGCGGACCAGTCCTCGATCCGCCCCTCGACCCACAGGCCGCGTTCGTCCTCGACCATCCGGTCCCAGACGCCGACCACCGCGCGGCTTTCATGCTGATGCAGCATCCGCACCCCGCCCGCCCCGGTCTTCGCCAGACTGTCCGCGAAGACCCCGCGCGCCGTCACGTCGCCGTTCAGATCGGCCACGCCCCACAGCGAAGCGTAGCCAGCGATGAATAGCGTCCCTCTCCCCTTGCGGGAGAGGGAGACCGCGCACGGCGGCGCAGCCGTCGTCCTCGCGCGGTCGGGTGAGGGGTCGCGCACCCCCTCATCCGGCCCTTCGGGCCACCTTCTCCCACAAGGGGAGAAGGACGAGCGCTTCCCCATCACTTCCCCTCCAACTGTCGCTCGATCCGCTCGACGGCCGCGCGCACGGCCTCGCCCTGCGCCTCCAGCCGCGCCAGCCGCTCGGCGACCAGTCTCTGCTCGTCCACCCGCTGCTCCAGAGTCGCGATCCGCGCCGCCGCCCCGCCCGCCCACACCAGGCCGCCGACCGTCTGCACCAGCAGGGCCGCGATCAGGGCGACGGGCATCTTCTTCATCGCCTCCATTACGCCTCCACCCCGGCCATCCGGCGCCGCTCCTCGTCGGTCAGGAAGCTCGCCGCATTCAGCCGCGCCCACAGCGCATCCCGCTCGACCTGCAGGGCCGGAACCGCATCCAGATCCGGCTCGATCCGACAATCGGCGAAGCGGCTCCCCAGCCAGGCCGTCATCGCCCCGGCCGCCTTCCGCACCAGCGGGATCACCGTCCCGCGCCAGAAGGCCGCGTTCGCCTCGCGATAGTTGGCGTAGGTCGCATCCCCCGGTATCCCCAGCAGTTGCGGCGGCACCCCGAAGGCCAGAGCGATCTCGCGCGCCGCCGCGTGTTTCCCGGCGATGAAGTCCATGTCGTGCGGCGTCAGGCTCATCGGCTTCCAGTCCAGCCCGCCCTCCAGCAACAGCGGCCGCCCGGCGTTGCGCGCCCCGGCATGGGCCTCGCCCAGCTCCGCCTTCAGCGCCTCAAACTGGTCCGCCGTCAGCCGCTCCCCGTCCTTCGACCCATAGACCAACGCCCCCGACGGCCGCGCCGCATTGTCCAGCAGCGCCTTGTTCCAGGCCCCCGACGCATTGTGCACGTCGATGGCGAAGGCGGCCGCCTCCAGCGGCGAAAATCCGTAATGATCGTCCGTCGGATGAAACAGCTTCAGATGCATGACCGGCGACCAGCCGTCGCCATGCCGCGCGATCCGCACCGACCGCCCGCCGACCGCATACTCATAGGCTTCCGGCCACCCCGCCCTTCCGGGGACCACCTTCACCCGGTCGGGCCTCAGCGCCCACAACTCGTCCGGCGCGCCGTCTCCATCAGCGTCTCCGGTCGCCTCGACATAGGCGTTGCCCGCCGTCTGAAGCGCGCCGTACAGCCCCTCCATCAACTCCCCGCCCGACTGCTCGGGATTGGGCTTGTCGATCAGCCGCGCCAGCGGATGATCCGCGCTGCGCACGCCCCTGACCATCACCATCAGCGGCGTCGAGGCCGCCGCCTCCGCGATCATTCGCACGCAGCGATAGGCCACGGCGTTCTTGCCGAACCCCTCATCGGCCAGATTGGCGTAATCGCGCGGCGTCCACCGCGCTCGCCCCGCGCCCGTCAGGGCGATCAACGGCCCCGCGCGGCTATCCTTGATTTCGGGCGCAGCAACGCGCCGCCGACCGAACGGTCGTCGCCAATCCATTGAAATCTCCATGTCTATCTTCCTTCTCCCCTTGAGGGAGAAGGTGGCCCATTGGGGCCGGATGAGGGGTGTCGGCGCGAGGTCTGCTGGAAGCCGCCAATCTGCTTCTTCGCACCCCTCATCCGTCCGGCTTCGCCGTCCACCTTCTCCCACAAGGGGAGAAGGACCAGATCACAACGCCCGCAACCTCGGCTGCGTCTTCCCGGCCAGCAGCAGATGCGTCAGCGCCCAGACCAGGGCGTCCGCCCGGTCCGGACTCTTGCTCCCCGGCGTCTCGCTGCCCAGCGCCATCATTTCTTCCTCCAGCGCCGGAAACGCCCCGCAGTGGACCACCCGCCCCTGCTCGTAGAGCGCCGCCACCGGCTCGGCCCGCGCCTTCTTCGACCGGCTGGCGTGCACCAGCTTCACCTGCGCCGGACAGTCCGCCTGCCCCAGCAGGGTCCGCACCATCTCCCCGCCCTGATTGGCCTCGGCCAGCACCAAGTCGGCCTCGAACTCCCGCGCGGTCTCGGCGACACGTCGCGCCCAGCCCGCAGGCGAAAGCCCCCGCGCCGAGCGATCCGCCAGCACATAGCCCGTCCTGTCCCTGCGCCCCGCCGCCACGATCCCGCAGGCGTCGCCGTGGGCGCTGGCCGGCGGATCGACCGCCACCACCACCCGCTCGAACTTCGCCGGTCGGCTTCCCCGCGCCCGCGCCAAATCCTCGGCCCGGAACAGGGCGCCGTCGGCCTCGACGATCAACCCCTCCATCTCCTGCGCCTCCAGCCGCGTCCCGGCGTAGAGCGCCTGCAGATGCCCCAGAAACCCCGGCGCCAGATGGGCCGCATTGTCCTTCGTCGCCAGCCGCGCCTTCACCACCCCCGGCTCGGCCAGCAACCGTCTCAGCGCCGGAATCGGCCGCGGCGTCGTCGTGATCGCCAGCTTCGGGTCCGCCCCCAATCTCAGCCCGAACCTCAGGTTCGACAGCGTCGCCTCGATATTCCTCCAGGCGCAGAATTCATCCGCCCACGCCGCATGAAACTGCGGCCCGCGCAGGCTGTCCGGGTCTTCCGCCGAAAACGCATAGGCGGCCGCGCCCGAGGGCCAGACCAGCCTGCGCCGCCCCGCCTCCCAGCGCGGCCGGTTGTCGCCCGGCGCCTGCGCCTTCAACCCCGACGGCCCCTCGACCATCACCTCGCGCACGTCATGCAGCGCCGGCCCCACTAGGGCGAAGGTGCGATCCTCCGCCTTGGCCAGTTCGTTCATCCAGAACCCGCCCGCGAAGGTCTTGCCCGACCCGCGCCCGCCCAGCAGCAC